CACGAGGTGCGCCTTCAGAATCCAAATAAGCTTGAGCATTCAAATAAGTAAGCAAGCCTGTAGGAGGAGTACCAGCAGTACCTACGATGTTTGCAGTATTCAAAGCGGCAGTAGTTGTACCATCAAAATCAATCTTGTTGGCAATAGCGGCCACGGCTGGCTTCAAAATGCGGTCAGAGAACATGTCCAAGCTCAATGCCAAATCCTGTGTAGTGAATTGTGTATCCACATGGAACTGGGTTGAAAGAGTTACAGGAACTGAAGTCTCATTTAAGTCTTCCACATTCAAAGCTGGACCTGTAGTTCCAATGAACCTACCTGGTCTACGGACATTGACGGTTGCGCCAATTTTTGCGCCTACCACGGCAAACTGGTCGTCATAATTTCTATCGACTTCACTTGAAAATGTAAGTTCGTTTTCGAGGACCATTAAGGCCTCATTAGTGATTTTTGAAATCGTTAATAAAGTATTACTCATGATTTAATTCTCCAAAAAAATTAGGTTATCAGCGTATCCGATTAGCCTGTCTTGCGGCTTTCCATTGTGCATATGACCCATAGAATTCACCATTGGTGTCTACAAGTACATCTGCTCCAGCGGTTTTGCCACCTTTTAACGGACTAATAGGTGCTGGTGCTTTACTTTGTGCAACAGTTTTAGCTTTGTCTTTCGGCTTCTCATCTTTTTGAGCCTCATACTTAGCTTCCAATCGACCAATTTCTTTAAGAGCTTTGATAGCTGACATTTTGGTAATAGATTCTGCATACTCATCATCGGAAGCAAGATGGTAAAGAATTTGAGGACCAACATCTGATTCTAATATGGCATCTCTAATAGCATCTGATACTACGACTGTGCTATTGGATACAACTTTATTAAAGTCAGGTATAGCTTCCTTAGCTTTACTTACTTTTTTATTCCAACTTTCTGCAACTTTATTGCGGTCTTCTTCAGCTTTACGCTGTTGCTCCGCAATATCTCTATCTTTCAATGCCTTTTCAGCCGACCATTCTGCTAATGCTTCTGCATATTCAAAAGCATCATTAAATTGGTCTGCTTTGGGCTTATCATCAATATTAGCTGTTTGGGCTATAGATTGAGGATTTGCCTTTGCTTCTAAATCTCTTAATCGAGCTTCTAATTGTTCAGCACGAGCATTTGCTTCATCTCTTTGCTTACTAATCTTAGAAAATCTCTTTTCTAACTTGTCTTTTGACTTCTCTGTTGCTTTAGCTTCTTCCTCTGCCTTTGGTTCACTCTGCTCCTGGGCTTCTTCCGCTGGCTCTGTAATTTCTACAGCCTCAGTAGGAGATGCTTCGTCAGCTAAACCTAATCTTTCTGCATAAAAATCTGCCGCATTACTGCTTGTTACTACATTTTCTGCTACTTTAACTTCTGTATCGGCCATGATTACTCAAGCTCCTGATTGATAACTACATATTTAAACGATTAAAAAATAAATGTCAATATTTATTCTTTATCTGCTTTTAATGCTTTGCTTGCTTCTTTCAAAAGAGCTTTTTGCTCTTTGATTTGCTCTTTACTCATTTCAGCAAATGGATTCTTAGGGCCATCAGGCTCATACTTCTTCCCTGCTCTACGAGCCATTTCCTTCATTTTCCATTCTGCGATATTTTGACTTGTAACTATTGGCATAATTTCCTCCGATTAAATGCCTCTTTCAATTGCTTCTTCCATAGCGGCTCTTTCAGAACGCAAATCCATCTGCGCCATCAGAATTGCTAATTGGGCCTTCATCTGCTCAATTTCTTTCTGAGTTTCAGTTTTAATGATTGTATCGTGAGCTTGAGTAGAAGTGCGCATTTCTGTATCTTCTCTGCGTACTTTCAAGTCCATAAGCTTCCGCTGAGTTTCAGCTTGCTCTCTCTGCTCCGCTACAGTTGCGCCATACTTCATATCCATTTGCATAGCTTGTAATTGTTGCTGAAGCTCTTGAATCTGCTGTTGGCCCTGAGCAATAAGCATTTGAGCCTGAGGAGGAATATCGGATTTATCGTCAATTTGAGCCAAAGGATTAGCGGCGGCCAAGCGGTCAGCAATAATTTCTGCGCCAGGGAAATCCATATTTCTAAATACTAAATCGCCAGCTTGCTTCATCAAATCAGGGTCTACACCCATCATATTAATCATTGATTCTACGGCTTCTTGACGCTTGGAATTGTATCCAGGGCCTGTTTCCATTACTACATCATATTCACCTACAGTTACATCATTAAGCATCTTTTGGACACCCATTTCATCTACTGTAAGCTGATTAATATTGACTACTTCGCCTTTTCCATCATCGCCAATGATTCGCAAAGCTCTTTCTTTATCGTATACATGAGGAATAAGGTCAAGAATAATACGGCCAGTTTGCTTAATCGAACGAGTTAAATTGTCGTAATAGTGGAAATTGGTCATATCCACTTGAGACTGCTGGCCCTGTATTGCTTTGCCTGACATATTGCCTACAGGAAGCTGGCTTGGGTCATAAATACCTACTACAGCCATCAAGTCTGCATTCAAACCTTCCAAAGCTGTAGTAATACCAGTAGGAGGAGGCTCAGGATTTAATCTCTGAGGAGGATTGGCGGCTCTGCCTTCGCTATCTGTCTGCTTATAGCGCAATACAGGCATAGATTTAATATTGGCCTGATTCCATTCATCTTCATGGCCTTCATCTTGGCCTTCTGCTAATAGCCATTTTGCTTTAGGAGCAAGAGCTACGGATTCTGTTAATGCAGTAGACCAAAAGTTATACATCCGCTGAGGGTCTTTGGCCATACGAGTAAGGCCGAATTTCTTCTTCTTGCTGTCAATGATTAATTGCTGGCCATATACAGGGACTACTGGAATATATTTACCAGCCCAATCTCTCTGCTCTAATACCTCAATGCCAGTTAATTTAGCCCATTTAATCTGCTTTTTTACTGTAACTCTGCGGCTTACTTCATAAATGCCAGCGGCCAGCATCATCTCCTGGCTGGGCATTTCATCTTCATATACTGTAGTGCCATCGCTTAAAAGCACTAATTTTGTATGCTTATATTCAGTATAAAAATATTCGGCAATACGAATATCTTCTTTTGTAATCCATTCGCTTTGGCTATCGCCTGTACCTCTAGGTGTAAACCCTGCATCAAATTGAGCATTTGGATACATCTTCTTAAATGCTTCCTTGCTTATTACCTCAGTAATCAAGCATTTTTCTGCATCTGAGCCATCAGGCTCATTACTATTAGGGTCAAAATAGACCATAAATGGATTTTCAATACGCTTGATATAAATTTCTTGGTCGAAAGAGTCAGGTCGTACATAGTCAGTAATAATGCGCCAGTAACCCCAACCCATACGAACAGCAAAATCAAAAGCATTGTCATAAGCGGCATCAGCATCGCTTTGTTCCTCAATATGGCGGCAAATACCAGTAATAATTTCAGCTACTTTTTCATCTGAATTAGTATTCATGCCATGCGCTTTAATCCTGGGCCTTTGCTGTCTTTGGCTATTAGCTATTTGGCGGCAATAGGCATCAATCTTATTGATTGTAAGGAATGGCCTAGATTCTAATTGGCGGCTATTCTGTATCTCTACTGGCCATTGGTCACCGCCAGCAAATTTCAAATCATCTAATGCTTCTACACGATTATTGGAATCATTATCTGAGCAATAGCGTAAGAAATCCTTTGCATCATCTATGATGCTCGATTCGTTATCGTCAGCGTATTCTGAATCATAAATGCCCATAGGAAATCCTTATAACATATTTTTAACAGTTTAAGCCATCCAGCTTGAAACTTGATAACTTATTTTTTTAGGTCGTGGCTTTTTAGGCTCATTAATCATTAAACCGATGTATCTAAATGCGTCAGCCCCGTGGGAATAATTATCATGTAATGGCTTTTGGCTAAAAATACCACTATCAGGGTCTACATCATACCGATAATGGCGCAAACATTGAAGCCCTTCATGGCAATTTTCTCTATCAAAATAACATTTACTGAATATTGTCCTGGCCGCATTAATTGAATCGGCAATTGGTACTCTATCAATAATCCGCACATTGAATCCAGCGGCTCTTACTATATCTTCAATGCTTCTACCATTAGCCGCCAAAGTCTTATTCTGAGCATCATGAGGCAAATAAAGCGTTTCATATACATAGCCAAATGTCTGCATCTTGGCCAATATATCACTCATGGTAGTTTGAGTAGTTTCATAATAGCGAATAAGCCTAGTCTCCATGCCTACGAACTGCAGAAACCACACAGCTGTGGCATCGGCCCATCCAATATCGAAAATAGCCAGCACAGGCTTAGTTGCATCGTATGGAACTCTAGTAATCCTGCCTTCAAATTCAGCCTGTTGCATTTCCTTGGCAAAAATAGCTCCATCTACTGTTTGGCGGCACATTCCTTCCCAAACTGTATTGTAGGCTTCCCTATCTCTTACAAAAAGATTGTCTTTTTCAATCCTTAATGTCTCAGGAAACCAAGGATTATCTGACCAATTAATCTTCTGTACTATTGCGCCTTCAGGAGGATTTACTACAAACCGCTGGTAAGTCTCATCAGTCTCAAGCTCAGGGTTAAAAGATACCCAAATCTCTGAGCCTTCTTTACGAATTGTAGGAATCAAAGTGCTCCAGGAAAGCTTTGAAGTTGTATTTGCTTCCTCAACCCACGCAATATCTACTCCTTCATAACTTTTTACATTGGCAATGTTATTTTTGAGGCCTACAAAAGCGAATTCTGAGCCATTTTTACCTCTAATCGCATTTTGCGTAACTTCATAGAAGCCTTGCATTCCAAGGGCAATTATTTGGTCCGAAAGCAATTTATGGACAGAATCTTTAATAGATGTTTGAAACTCCCTGGCGCATAGAACCCTAGTAGTTTTACGAGCCGCTTTAATAAGCAAAGCCCTAGCAATACCCCAAGACTTAGCCCCACCACGACCACCAAACAAAACACGATAGCGAGAGTACTCAGGCTCGAATAGGCAGGATAGCTTCTCAGGAAAATCAGCGAGTGCATTTCCATTCGTAACTTCAGATGGCTGGGTCATTTGGTTTTACAAAATTTACAGTAATGCCAGTTAATTCTTCTCCATCAGCCCCAGTAAGCTCTTGCTTTACTGTCTCTGACCATTTCATTTGGGCCTTGGTCCACCAAATCATTGCAGTTGTATCGCCGCCTAATGCTTTATTAAAAAGGCTATTGGCTATTTTTGCGCTTGCTTTGGCTTTTCCTATATCAAGCTCACTTCTGTAATGCTTTCTAAGCGTTTTATCATCAATACCAATCAAGGCCGCTATTTGCTCATGAGGAAGCCCAAGGCCAGCAGTAGCCTCTACTTGCTTCTTGAATTCATCAGTAGGAATATGAGGATTTGGCATATTTTCTTTTATATAGGGGAAACCACTAAGTATTAACCTTAATAATCAATAAGTTAGCTTTGTACCACATTATTGGAGCATGAGGATTGGAGTTGCACCATCGCTGTATCCTTGGGCAGGACCATCGCCTTCTTCTCACGCATAATCTTTTGGCCCTTATACATAGATGCGCCCATTTCATCTATCTTATTAAAAGGCAATACAGGGACAGTTAAATCCGCTTTTTTCGCTTTGTCAAGGAAGTAAATGTATCTTATTTGATAGCCTTCCATCGGCTTTGCTCCTAAAGCTTTGGCTTTTCTTAGGCATTCAGTACCAGGGAATACTCCTCCAAGCAATCTAATCTGCGATTCTTTAGAAAATTTAAGGCCCATATCGCTAATTCTTTCCCCATTGGGAAATACCAATATGCTCTTATTTTCCTTGATTCCTATCAAATCAAAGCCTGATGCTCTGTAAATCGTGCCATCTCCGCATTGCGTACCATCAGAAAAGCTAATAATCCATTGAATATGAGGATAGCTCTTTTTAATCATTCTAAATGCAATGCCCAAAGCTCTGCTTTCGCTATTCCTGGGCAATACATCAGAAAAGGCCATTCGATTAAGCTCAAGAAAATCATTCCAAGCTGTATCTTTTACTAGGCCAATTACATTCCGCTTATCCAGGCTTGGGCCAAATTGCATTACTCCTTCAAGCTTTTCATTCAAAAATACTCCTAAATGAAGCTGAGAATTAGGCACTACTTTGCCTGAGTAATGGATTCTCCTTACTAAATCATTAGCATCTTTTGAGCTAATAGGGGCTATTTTTATATCTTTAGCTGACATTTTGAGTAAGAAACATCTCGCAAATCAAAGCTATGGCATTGCCATTGGTATTGGAATTAAGCTCATTTTTAATATCCATATTGGCTTTGGCAAAGGCTATTGCTTCTTCTACTGCGCTTACCTGGCTATCATGCAAAATGAATGTCATTTGCTGAATAGGCTCTTTTTCGCCTGAATTCAAATCAGGCATATCTACTATTTCTACTTCTTTCATGAATTGCTCCATAAAGCTATCATCAAAGCCAAGTAAATCAGTATCAAAGCCTACATCCTGTAATTCTTCTACTTCCAGCTTGAGAAAATCAAAATTCCAGCCAGCATTCAGGGCCAAGCTGTTATCAGCAATTACATAGGCCTTTTTTTGGGCATCTGACATATCAGAGCAATCTATGGCTGGTACTTTAGCCAAGCCAAGCTTCCTGGCGGCTAATAATCTGCCATGCCCTGCGATTACCCCATTACCATCTACAAGAATTGGATTTCTAAAGCCAAATTCCTTTATGCTGGCCGCCAATTGAGCTATTTGAGCATCATCATGAGTACGGCTATTTTTAGCATAGGGAATAAGGCTTTCTACATCCTTTTCTATTAATTTATTCATTCGCCATTGAATCGCTATTAGCCTCAGCTTCATTTACATCAGCTTGAAATTGAGGGCTATTAATCAGATTGGAATACTGGTCTTGAAGCTCCTGCGGTACTCCAGGCTGATAGACAATTGCGCTTACATCAGCCTGTAGCTGTTGCTCATCTTGTGGTGTAGGATAAGGCACATATACATTAGGGGCTGTCATTATTGGCTTTCAGCAGGGCTTACAGTAGCTTCAGCAGGAACTTCAGGCTCTGCCGCCTTAGCCGCTTCTACCTGAGGCAATGCTTGGCCATGAATTTTAGCGATTAGCTGGCCTACTTCTGCATAAATGCCATTTCCTAAATGCTTGAGAATTAGATTAATTTCTTCTACTGAATGCTCTAAATTAATTGCCATAATTATTTTCCTTTCTTAGATGATTTTTTAGCCGCTTCTCGCTTTTCAGAATATGCGATTGCAACCGCCTGTTTTACTGGCTTTCCAGCTTTCACTTCAGCTTTAATGTTTTCTTTAAAAGCCTTTGCGCTTGTGCTCTTTTTTAACATTTAGCAATTCCAATTCTTTAAAGATGCCTTGGCTCTTTCAGCAGGGCCTTTAGCTTTTTTGACTACTCCTTCCATCCTGGCGCAAAAAGAAGCTTTGCGGCCCTTATCTTTTTCCGATTTAGGATTAGGGGCAGGAGCTTTTAGATTGCTTCCATTTTTGGCATTGTATTCAGCCCTGCCTTTGGCGGTCATTCCTGCGCCTTTATCAGTAGAATTGTATGTTTTGCCTTTGCCAGTAGTTTTATGCTCTATTGGCTTGTCATGTTTTTTAGTAGCCATTATTTTTTCTTCGCCGTTTTAGCAGATTGCTCAAATGCCTTAGCAGTAGGCGCACCTTTGCTTCCAGGCTTACGCATCTTTTCTACAGGCTTTCCTTCAGCTTTTTCTTGCTTAATCCTCTCCTGCTTTTTATGGATATTGGCATAAAGGCCAGGTTTAGTAGCCATTTCTTTCTCCTTTTTAGGTTTAGGGGCTTGCTTATCTAACGCTTTTGCTACATCTTTTGCATCAAAATCTTTAGGCCATACATTTCTTGTAGTAGCTTTTTTTAAAGCTGGCTTAGGCTTTATTGCCGTTTCATTTTGGAAATCAGCCCATGATTTGAGCAATTCCTCAACATTCATTGATTTTCGCTTCCAGGGCCAAGCATTTTTTAACCATTTAAGCATTTTCAGCCTCTACAAAACATACATCCTGCCATGACATTACTAGGTATTTAATGCCATCTTCTTCATATTTAAAGTACTTCAAATATTCTTCGCCAGGGTCATCATTCATAGTACCAAAGCGGATTCTTGCTCCTACTTCAATAGGCATATCTTCTCTGCGGCCATTGGGAAGCTTTTTGCCAGGGCCTACAGCCACGACAGTTCCCATGTTTTCTACTTCTTTATTATCAATAATCAATACTGTAGATAAAACCCTTACATCAGGCTTTACAACAATCTTGTCTGCCATTGGCTTTAATTTCATGATTTTTTAGGCCTTCCTCTTTGTTTCTGTTGTTTTTCAGCAATCAGAGGCTCTATGATGGCATTTACCATAGCTTGAAGCGGCACATTGATGATGGCTTGCCATTCACCGCACCAATTATTTGTAGATGTATTTATAGAAGTAGGATAGCGATGGCAAAGGCCCATCTTTCTATCGCCTTCAGAAAAAAATCGACAAGAATTACATAATTCTTTATCGTTTGTAATAGCCATCAAGTTCTCCGATACTTGGTTGGTTAGAAAGCCCTAGTGTTCCTTCACCATTAGGGCTTTCGCTTTTTTACTTAGTTCTTTTTTTCGTACTTATCTTCCATAGCGTATGAATTACGCTTATGGTCATAGCAGATGCCAGCAGTACGGCCTGTATTGAACTCTTTGTCAGAGCCAATAGCATCTTCTTTGCCCATTGCTACACCACCACGCAAAG